CTGAGAACCACGGTGCATCAACTGTTCTGTTTGCAAACCATGCTCCTTGTTGGATGGTAGCAAATCTAGCATCATCAGAGCACTTCATATAAACTTCTATGTTCACAGTTGGACCAGCTATATCAACTACAGTTGGTGTGTATGAGATATTTTCATATCCGACGACAAAGTATCCATATGGGAATAATGGTGGTCTTGCACCAACATTTATATCACACATAGCATACTTTGTATTTCGCTGGAATGGTATTTCAAACTCAAACACTGTTCTTTCACCAATTGTTGTTGATTGTATTGGAACTGGAACATATGGAGTAGTATAATTAGAAGTTACCTGATTTTGATAGATGTACTTGTCCACCAAGGCAGCAATATTTGCAGTAACAACAGGCATGTCGAGCGAGGTGTCATCATAAGCGTCTGGATTCACATAAAAGCAGAATGGTTTGAAAGCCGTCGATGGAAAGACGTTATCAGTAGGTCGTGCTGGAGTAGGAGGTACAATAGTAGCCTCCACTCTTGCAACAAGACCTCCACTGTAGTGTGAATGGACTCTATAAGCAAACTGAGTTAAAGGATCAAAAGTGAGGCGTGTTGCAGTAGTACTGGCTGTACCACTGGACTGCGCTCCACTAAGGACATCGTAAGGGTTAAAACCGACAGCTCTAACCTGTTGCAATATCTTTGTATCCTTCAGTTTTCCTACTCGTTGAAACTTTGACATTAGATCTTTATGCGTTGATACAACATCTGTAATATAGTTGGGAGTTCTAGTACTGGTCTTAGATAGAACAATATCTCGAACTTGACATCTATTTTGGGGTGTCATATTAGCTAGCTCAAAGTCTTCACAAGCTGAAACAGTGACATAACATGGAATAGCTGTGGAATTACCTTCTGGTGATATAAGGGGTGTTAATGAATACACACCAAAAACACCAGTGGCGTAGTCCCACGGTGACCATGTTTTGTCAAAAACTGTATCTGCCTGGAAATCCACAAAATTGTGAGGGACCATTAACCATGGAACTTCACTATTGTATGGTACCTCAACTACAACTTCTCTCTGATCTCCTCCAATATCCAAGATTGCTCCATGTGAAGTGGACCAATCTGTAAAAATTGACGGAGCGGCTGTTTTATAAAACAAACCAAAATATAACTTAACCGATTGAAAGCGATTCATGAAAAATCTGAAGCGGAAGCGCAAGCCACCACGCCAGTATTTATACATATCACTAACACGTTCTAGCAAGTTACAAGCTGTGTTTGTAGTATCAACAGTCTGGGAAAGAGTTGCTGTTGGGGTTACTGGATTAACCATATGCAGTTGTCCTACAGTGTCTGACGTTTTTAAATCAAAGTTTGTAAGGAAATGTTCTCGGTCTTGCAACATATTCTTATATGACATCTCGTCCATCAACGTATTGAAAGTGGACTCATCGGCAACCCTCTGTGCAGGAGGCTGAAGAGTGAACTTTTCAGTATGATGTGGATTACGTGCATTGTTCAGGGAATTATACTTAACTATAACAGGGGATGGATTGGTTGTATAACCAACATCATCCATAGCTGATAAAGTCATATCTAGTTTATCACCGGTCATGTTCTGGGGTAATGTAGCATTCTCAACATCCTTAAATGTATTATTGATGTTGGTAATGCTAAAGAAACCCTGAGCACGCTTACGGAGGGCAGTTGAGACTTGGGGTCGGAGAAACCTGAATTCTTGATTTTCCAAAAATGCTGTAACAGTAACGTTAACTTGGTTAATACCTGCAAGGGGGGCAAGGACATTTACTTCTACTATATTAACAGTAGAAGTAGGATCAAATCCATTGCGCACCCACTTGTATGGTAAAACAAAGTCAACTGTTGAAGTATTATCAGAAATATCAAGGATTGCATGCTGTCTAACGAACCAGTCTCGAATACCAGTGGGTCCAGTTGAAGAATCTGGATAACCATAATAACTAGGAAAGACTATAAGAGCTCCTGAAGAAACGGGTGTTCCTTGAGTTGTTATAATCAAATGAAGATCGGCCTTAACAGATAGGAAAGTATTTCCTATCGTAGATAAAACATAATTAGCAGTGAAATAATCAACAGGGAACTTAAAGGTGAGTAAATTGGTTCCAATGCTAGCTGATGCATCCCAAGCAAAAGTATCTACAACGTAGGGTTTTGAAGTAGCGGATTTGTAATTCCAATCTACTTCTACTGCATCGTAGTTATTGCCTGAACGTGATACATCTGCTACTTGAACTGTGTTCTGAGTAGCAATAGACGTACCAGTAGCTGACATGGTGGAACCCATTGGGTTATTAGTAAGGAGGGTAGAAGGTGCAACTTCTACAGTATCCAAGGTTCGTGAATCTTGAATGTTGACGCTTTTAATAGCGTCAGTAACTTTCTTAATATCGTCGTTCATAATTTAGTTCGAAAGATTGTTATTTCTCTGGAATCTTTCTAAAACCAGAAGCCGAAGGTTCTTTTCAGTTTGTAATCTTTGGCAAAACAAACATGATAACAAGAATTTGTATTTATCCTAAACATATTCAAACTTTAATTGACCTGAAAACCTGTATTCGGTTTCTAAGTCAATAAAGTCCAAAAGTGTTAAGTTTAAATGCTTATCCTTGATGTGCTTTCGGAGCTTAGTATTTACTAATGTAAAATATCCTGGACCCCAAAAGTACGCATATCTCATGCATGTATCCAGTATCATCTGCGTGGATACAAGCGAATGATCTCTTTGCCAAGAGACCATTTCTTGAATAACACTTTGATCAAGACCACACATATACTTTCGTGTATCTGGGTCCCAAACAAAATGTGATTTGAGATAATAGCATTCCTGCAAGGGGCAGAAAGCTACGAGTGGTTGATCCTTCTTCGAGCTAGTATAGTCAATGTTATGTAATTTCATAAAGTCACGTAATATTAAACCATCCCAATGCTCGCGGATCCGCGCATTAAAACCAATCAAATGGTCATCGCCATGTGCAAACATCTTCATATTCTCTTTAAAGAATGTGATGGTATGGTATTGGTGTGGTAATCGCCACAACATACTCATAACCACATACATTCTATTAACGAAACTATTAAAAGATGTCGTGAGGCGAGAACCTGATGGATTCCCTTGTAGTTTTGTATAAACTTTGCGCAGTACAAACATTGGTGCGAAGCATGTTCCTTGAACAAGGAGATCACGCTTCGAGCCATGTTCATCGCCGTAAAAGTCATTTATTAATCTTGCATATAGAATAAAAAACTCTGGGCGGATGGTGCCATCAAAGGCTTTAAAATCACCATCTAAGTGATAATTAAAGCTGTTGAGATGGTTGTAGAGTCTATTCCACTCTGAACTGTAAATATTAACTCCTACAGTTGTTCCAATGTCGAAAGCATGTTTAGTTTCAGCATTGATGAAGGAGTCAAAATATTTGCGGAGGAGAATGTTATACTCTACTGGAAAGTTCATAAATGTTCGGGTCTTTCCAATGGCAATTTTCTCTAAAGAAACGCGTTCGTCCTTGAGTTGTGTTGTTAACATATAGTCAAACATAACATTCTTACTCAAGAAGTTCTCGCATGCATTTAATCTATCCTGTAAGATTTGATTAATAGTGATATATCCTTTATCGTCTTTTGCCATTAGATCGCTCTTTCGCATTTTATTTACTGTCCAGGGATAGCCAGGAGAAGTTGATAAGTCCAACTTCTCCAAGTATGGTGTATGAACACTGTTAATACAGAGTTCATGGCTATCTACACCAAGTGTTTCATTTTTTAAGGGGTCGTAAAATGATTGAACAATCCTAAAAGCCTTCTCCATTAATGTTTTATTGAAGGGTTTTATGGGTTGTCCATATTTCGCAACTGACTTGAGAATAGGTGAAACAACCTCCTCAAGTCTTGGATCGCTAGGGACCAGAACTGCTGGTCCTGATTTGACTGGTTGAAGAACTTCGTAGAAAGGTCCTTGAACTATCTCTGATTCGACTGACAAGAAGGGAGATCTCTTTACACTACCGTGAAAGAGAAATCCTTCGTCAAAATCTGAAATAGCATCAAAGAACTCTTGATCTTCGTCAATAATTCTATCAACTGCAAATCCCTGGGTCACTCTCTTAAAGGAGTCTTTGATTGTAGTCAAAAGCTCCTGAGTGAGTAACTCGGAGTTGCCTGAGAAATAATCTCCGGCAACGTGCATGCCTGCCAACTTTATCTGTCCGTTCACACGTATGAAGAGAAGAGAACCACAATCGCCTACGGCGGTTTTGGCTCTATACTCCCACATGCGGTCGGAATGATAAGTTGTTCCTAATGGGTCAATATACTCAGCTGAAGTGAGGTAAGCATTTACCTCTACACTATGGTATGAGTCTGGGCGGGGTTGAAGCATAATTGCTTCCTCCCCACTCTCGGATATCATAGTATCCTCAGTGAGTAGATGAGAGTCTAGTGCGCGCATGATAGGCACTAAACCCAGTAGGTTGTACGCCGCAATATCACATGAAGGATGGAGATAGAGTCTAGTTCTTTCACATTGAAAATTGAACTGTTGTTCTTTCCAATTTAACTCTATGTCAGATCCTTCACTGATTTCTTGTCCACCTCTCATCCAGAGGTGTTTTGGCGTCACAAGAACTGTTCCGCAGAGAACACAGCCCCACATGGTTTGTTGTAGTAGCTTGTCCTCTCTTCTTATGCTTGTTTTCACACTCATAAGGTTGCCAGAGGCCATATGCATAATGTTATCATCATTCTGCATAAGGCCATGTGCATACTTCCTAAGTGGTTTTCTCTTAGGATCGTATCGTCTCGTGGAAACGTCACCAGATAAGCTTTGACTTATCTTGGACGCCAGATACGATACTACGCCCTTATAGCCAGCGTACATTCCTCCTGCTATACAGAAAGGAAGAATGTACTTTAACTTAAGGCCGTGTATGCTGTATTCTAAGGCTCCTTTTATGTTAGTCATATAGGAGTCAAGAACACTGGAGTGGGCCTCGATAGACAGTTTATTACGTCTAGTCAAGGTGGTGAGATACTCACGAGGAGCACTATGATCGATCATGGTAGATATGTAACTATTAGTTAAACAAAATCTCTCAAAATCGGTATCTAGTGCACCTATGAGCCTCACATTCGTCATTGGGCTGCTAGGGGGGGTTCGCATTCCATGGGTCTCGGCCGCGTGGCGCTTAAAAAGCGCCCACTTAAAGTCAAAATCATCTAAGTCAATACTTGAATCAGGTTTGTAGGACATCTCACAAAGATAGTTCCTACGTCTGTTAAAAGCGTCAACTGAAATGATATTTGGACTCTGAGACAGGTAACCAGTATTTGATGTTACTATGATTACCTTGGAAGTGAACTTCACTTCACCCTTAATGCCTTGATCTATATTATCAACAGTAGAGACGGGCAATGAAACATCCATAGTATCAACTAAACGGATGAGCCATTGCTCCTCTTCATTTGAAGAAAATTGTAGATAGTCATTAAGAATGAAAACGGGCTGATTATTATACCCGTCGAAGAACACGTTAGCTGTAGAGTAAGGATAGACCATTTGCCTATAGTCAAAATCCTCACGCCCAGCCAACTTCGCCGCAAAGTGGTTTGCTACCTGCTTTGCAAAGGCCGTCTTGCCTATTCCTGCCTCTCCATATATCCAGATGACATATGGATGGCGCCGGCGACCAGGTAAAAGACCGTGTTCATCGCACGCGTCGTATAACTGGTCGCACCAAGCTATTTGCTTTGAAAGCATTTTATCAAGGCCACGCAATATCATATCCTCCTTCTGTAGGAGAGTAGATATATGTGCGTGGCATGATAAAAACTTTTGCAAATAGTGGCTGCTGTACATGATTTCGCTATTGTTCATACTCATCAGTGATCCTAAGTCTCCAATTACTTTCTTGAAGTCCTCATCAGATGTCATCATAACATATAATCCCAAAGATGGGAATTTCTCAGATATAAAATTTAATAATATATTTGGGAAATGTTGAATTATTGTTACAATGATCATCTCATAAGACTTCACGTTAAGTAACATGGATCCTAAGGATTTCACTGATGCTGATAAACTCTTGGCGAAACCATCGGTGGTGCTAAAGCCTAGAAAATAAGCTCCTATGACAGAAATTACGCATTCAGCAAAGGTTGTGATATCACCTTTGCCCTGCGTGTGTCTTGAACTTGAATCGATCGACACTAATCTCGGTATCAATCCTGTCACAATGGAGGTTATTTTACTAAAGGCTGCTCTACCAGCTGCATAGCCGGCAACTAGTAGGCAGGCGTCTGCAACGCCAAGCTCGCCTTTTGCAACACGTGCTAGAATGAGGAGGACAACTATGACATCTGAGAGATGCTCTTTCAGAAAGTCAAGTATGCCTGCCGCATTTTCGGTTGTGCTGCTTAAAGCTAGCTTAGCGTCGGAGAACATTCTATACAAGAAGTATAGACCTGTTGTTGAGGCAATGGTTGTTGCTGCCTCAGCCAGGTAAGTTACTGGTATTAGTAACCCCTGGGTCCTCTTCTGCGAGGAAATGGTATTACGAATGTTATGTCTAGCATGAACATGGTAATACCTGCGTGAAGTATCAAACTTCACACGTTGAGTATAATCATGAAATTGATTAAAAGGTGGGAGTTTAAACTCTATCCGAATAATATCGCTTCCAACGTAAAATTTATGCACAATAGAATTGTACTTAGATTTATATTTGGAAACGACAATACCGGATTTTGATAAACTTCCAGCTCCTTGTTTTCTGATTATACTCGTGGTCGTAGAAGAGCTCACATTTTTACAGTGCGTGGCACTGGCCTGAGTAAGAGACAGGCTCTCGTTGTTCACGTTTATACAATGCGTGGCACTGGCCTGAGGAAGAGACAGGCTCTCTTTAATTTGAGTTGATTTATCCATAAATTAACCGGAGAGTTAAGGGATTCAGCGTAATGCTTGGACCAATCCTAAATTATAAGACTCACGTGTAGGTACTTCCTTATCGTGAGAATGGTATTCTTTTTGAAACTAATACTACCTATTAGTCGGATGGTATTCATCTACCAACTGATGTCAAACGGGTGTTAAATACTGGTTATAACAAGTATATAACATCTTTACAGGTTTAACAAACTAACACAAAATTAGTGGTGGGTTTTATAGATTAAAGTGATCGCGTCAGATACTTCTCTAATCCATAGTGGGTGTTACAAGCACCCAAGTTTCTTATATAACAGTGAGGGCTTCACCATCTGCTGTAATATAAGCTGGAATATAAACTTATAATAATGCATATCATAC